TTTATTAAACAATCAGGAGGTTGTAGATGAGTTGAGATTTTGCGAAATGTTAGAGCGTGAAAAGAAAATACTTTCATCCCAGCGTTCACGGCAATTTGCCTCACCCGTTAAGACAAGCGGAATTTTGAAGCACGAAACGAAAATTTACAACTGCTGTGGTACGTTTATTGATAGGATTTCAGCGTTTGATGAAATTATGTATTTGCTTCTTTGCGGTTGCGGTGTCGGTTACTCTTTGCATAGAGAGTATATTGAAAAGCTGCCAGTAGTTTTGCACCAATCCCCTGAAAACGATGTTGCGAAATATAGGGTTGAAGATAGTATTGAAGGATGGGCAAAGAGTATAAGGGTGTTGATTGAAAATCTATATAAAGGGAACGGGGTTGAAATAGATTTCAGAGATGTTAGAAAAGAGGGGGAGTTGATTGATGGAAAGTTTGCAGCCCCTGGCCCAAATGGCTTGATTAAGGCGCATGAAAATATAAAGAAAATATTTTTAGGTGCTGAAGGCAGAAAGTTAAAGAGTATTGAAATTCACGATATTTTGTGTCATATTGCTATGGCTGTTGTTTCAGGCGGTGTCCGTAGGAGTGCAATGATAGCGTTATTTGATAAAGATGATGAAGATATGTTGCGCTGTAAGACTGGTAATTGGTGGGTTGATAATCCGCAGAGAACTATGGCTAATAATAGCATATTGACGAGTGATGAAGATAGAATGAGCTATGAAGAGTATAGGGAAAAGATTTCAGTCATTCGACAATTTGGAGAGCCTGGATTTGTAAATGTGCCATCGTATGAATATATTGTAAATCCGTGCGGTGAAATAGTATTGCATCCAAGGTTTAGCAATGAAACTGGTTTTGCTTTTTGCAATTTAGTGGAAATAAATGCTGAGAAAATAAAGGATGAAAATGAATTCCACCGCTGTTGTGCAAGTGCTGCATTTATTGCCACTGTGCAGTCACTTTATAGCGATTTCAAATACTTATCACCCGTGTCTAAAAAGATAGCTGAGAGAGATAGAGCGATTGGGGTGTCTATTACGGGGCTTTTTGCTAATAGGGATTTGATGAAGCCTGAAGTTTTGAAATATGGAGCTTTGAAAGTATTAGACACCAATCGTAAGTTTGCTAATATTTTCAATATAAAATTTAGCAGTGCTTGTACCACTATCAAACCGAGCGGCAATGCCAGCGCCATACTTGGGTTGTCCTGCTCAGGCATTCATCCTGCTCACGATTACCGATATTTTAGAAGGGTAAGGATTAAAAAGACATCACCTGAATATAAAGTCCTTCACGATACCCCAATGGTGGATGACGTTAGCGATGATGAAGCTGTTATGATATTCCCGATTATTTGCAAGGATGGTGTTGTGCGTAAGGATGATATAAATGCGATAGAACATTTGAAATTTGTTAGCATGGTTAAGCACTATTGGGTGAATAAGGGAGTTAATTTTAGGGGTGTTAATAATAACGTATCTGTTACTGTAGAGGTTGCTGATAACGAGTGGGAAGCGGTTGCAGCGGTGCTATATATGAACGACCATATTTTCACGGGGGTTAGCTTGCTGCCTAAACTTGGCGACCAAATTTATCCCCATCCTCCATTTCAGCGCATAGCGGATGAAAAGATGGAGAAAAAGTTTAACAGCATTTTGAAATTCATAGAGAATAATGAAGTGGATTTTGCAAAGATATTAGATGGCAGAATAATCAGCAGCACCGATTTAGTGGCGATAGGTTGCAGCGGTGGAAGCTGTGAAGTAATATAGTTTGGTATGAGAAGTCGCATTTTAGCCGTTTTACAAGCTCTTGAAAAGATTTATAAGGGAATTATTACATTTTCTTATAAAGAGGGAGAATGCTGGTTTATTGCGATTGATGACTATGATATTTACTTTTCGGAAAAGTTCAAAACGCTTTGCGCAAATTGGCGAAAGGTTTTCAATGGTAAAAAAATTATTTTTTGTTATCTTAAACCGAGTGAAAAGAAGTTGGTTGAATTATCCGAGCAGGGGAATTTAATAATGAACGTGTAAAAATAGTTTTTACTAATTTTCCAAAAAATATTCCGAAAAATGCACTACAAAAAGTAGTGCTTTTTTATTTTTTATCATTAAAAAGTGCCTCAAACCCTTTATTTTGTAGGGATAAAAAAATTTTTAGAAAAAAGTATTTTGTATTATTTTTTATCGTATTTTTGCGATGCGAAACAAAATTATTAACAATTAAAAATTCAAAACTATGGAAGCAGCAGAAATGATTTACAAAAATTACGAATATTTAGCCGCTCAGTATGCGGATAAGGTATTTAATTATACTCAGATGGGGTACGAGTATCAGGATGTGCTTCAGGAGTTTAAAATTAAAATCTATACCACTATTAAGGCTTATTTAGCCAAGTTGTCTGATTTTAATGCAGGTAAGTTAGATAAAAAGCCCGTGCCGCTGAAATATTACTTGCAAAGTGCGTGCAGCAATAAGGTGTGTGACTTTATAAAGTATATTAGCCGTGAGGGGTTTAAGATGTCTATTGATGAGGTTAGTTACGATTATGGCGTTGTGCAGGATAGCAGGGTTGAGCCTGAAAATAATGTGTTCGTGGTTAATGGCGTAGATTTGCTTGAAAATCTGCACAAGAAGCAGAGAGCCGTGTTTTCACTCTATTTGCGTGGTTATAATAAAAATATGCTCAATAGGGTTTATTTTGGTTGCGATGCCGATAAACAACTTAAAAAGCAGGTAATAGAAGCTGGCGATGAACCTATGGACGCTATGGACGTTGTTAAGGTTCAATGCGAATATTTGATAGAGAATTATGGCAATGATTTATTGCAGGTGCAGAGAATTTTTAAGAATTTTAATATGGACGAAGATTAAAAAAATTCAATAAAAAATTTACCAAAGTTATTAATGGTATAAAACAAAAAAAATTTATTAACAATCTTAAAAAATTACGATTATGGCAAAGAAAATTAAATTGCAAAAAGAAATGGTTAGCCGCTTGGCTGCAATTAACGTGAACGCTTCTGATGAGGAAACTGCAAAAGAGCAAGTTCTTGAAATCTTGGAGCAGAATGGCATTGACGGCATGGAAGATGAGAGCCTTGATACTCTTATTGAGATTGCCGAGAGTTTTGTAGAGCCGAATGATGAGGTTGAAGAGCCTGAGGGGGAGGATGAACCCGAAGCAGAGGATGACGATGAAGAAGAGCCTGAGGAGGATGACGAGCCTGAGGAGGATGACGAGGAGGAAACCGATGATGACGATGAAGAAGAGCCTGAGGTAGAGGAGAAACAAGCAAAGAAGGCTGTCCCTGTAAAGAAGGCTGCTGTCCCTGTAAAGCCTGTAAAGAAGGAAGAAAAGAAGGCTGCCACTACCAAGAAAGCATCTTCAAAGCCTGTTAAAAAGTCGCCCATGCTTGACCCTAAAAAAGTTGTTGAAGATAGAAAGGTGTTCTCTTTCTTTGATAAGGTTTTCCCCGAAGCTGAGTATGAGCGTGCTTGGATTGCTGCTGGCGTTAATTATAAGAAAATTGGCAAAAATGGTAAAACTGGCGTTTGCGTTGTTGAGCGTTGCACTGTGCTTGATAATGGTGACGTTAAATGTACTGGTTATTTGAACAAGAAAGCTATTCCGATTTTAGTTGAAAATGGAATTGATTATGAGCTTGCTTGGAGCGGTCAGCCGATTTTCAAAAATACTACTTTTGCCAAAATGCTCAAACTTATCAAGTTGGTGCTTGGTAATGTTGAGAATGAAATTAAAAAGCAAGATAAAAAACTTGGTGACAACCGCAAGAAAATGGAGGATAGTATGAACAATGCCGCTCCTGTCAAGAAAGCACCTGCAAAGGTTGAGAAAAAAGCCGTTGCCGCTCCTGCCAAGAAAGTTGCTTTGAAAAAAACTGCTAAAAAATAGCAAGTTGTTCTGGTTTTTTGACGGGAATAGGGGGCTTTTTATAGTCCCCTATTTTTTTCATCGTTATTTATATTACGATAATTAAAAGATAGAGAGTTATGGAAGATTTTATGTTAAGAAAGATTATTACAGACAATTTTTCAGACGTTTATCCACGACTGAATAAGTATGTAGTTGAGAATGGAGAAAAAATTCAAAGTCGTAACGGGATTTGTTGCGAGGTGCTTGATTTTTCTACTACTCTTATAAATCCGCGTAAAAGATGTGTTGGTGTGCTTGGGCGTAATATGAATGTATTTTTTTTGATTGCGGAGGCTATATGGATAGCAGCAGGGAGAAAGGATGTAGAATGGTTAGATATTTTCAACTCTAACATGAAGCAATATTCAGACGATGGAAAGGTGTTTCATGCGCCATATGGTTATAGGTTGATGCGTTGGGGAGGTTTTAGTGAAATGAATTTAGATGCTGGTAGAACTATTCAGCCGCTTGACCAAGTAGCGGAGGCGATTAGAATTTTGGCAGATGACCCCAATAGCCGTCAGGTTGTTATGAGTATTTGGAACCCTGATTTAGATTTAGGCTACAAGACAAAGGA